AGGAGATATGGAGAGCAGGTTTCCCAGTGGTCAACAGGCCGACGGGAGGGCAAGTTATAGGACTTTCCACAGGGGAGAGGGGGACGCTGTTCGAGCAGACCTGGAGAGGCGCGGTGCGGGGAGAGAACGGTTTTGCGCACATCTTCCTGCCCTGGTGGTCTGACCCGAGAAGAGATCAGGCGTGGTATGAGGCCACCAAGAAGGCCATGAAGGACACGTACATGATCGAGTATCCTGCGAATCCTGAAGAAGCGTTCATGGCTGTGGACAATCTGTTCTTCGATGCGGAGATTCTTGCGGAACTTCAGGAGCAGACATGGCAGGGGCTTAGAGGCAACATCTCCGAGAACGGGTTCGAGAAACACTCACACGGGTATCTCGAAATATGGGACGTGCCGCAGCCTGGTCACAGGTACGTCGTAGGCGCTGACGTTGCGGAGGGCTTGGAACATGGAGACTACAGCTGTGCGGAAGTGATGGACAGGGATACAGGTCGTCAGGTCGCAGAGTGGTGGGGCCACATGGACCCGGACTTGTTCGGCGAGCAATGTGTGTATCTGGCGACCTGGTATAACGAGGCGTGGTTGGGGATTGAGGTCAACAACCACGGCCTCACTGCGAACAAAGCCGCCGCACGGAAGAAATACAGGCGGCTTTTCCTGCGCGAGACGAAGCTTGACCACATGGATTACGACATCGAGCCAACTGACAAGCTCGGCTGGCGCACGGATACAGTCACTAGGCCGATCATGTGCGACGATCTGGCTAAGGCTGCGAGGGAGAAGTCCTTCAAACCGGCGTCAGTTGGTCTGGTGTCGGAGATGTGGACGTTCATTCACGACAAGAGTGGTAAGCAAAGGGCCAGAGATGGCTGCTACGACGACAGGGTGATGGCTGCTGCCATAGCCATTCAGATGCACCAGAGGTGTCCGCTGCCTCCGATCCTGACAAAGAAGGAGAAGAAGCGCAGATATAAGGTGTGGAAGCTGAAGACCAGACCGTTGTCGAGAGTTACCGGCTACTAAAGGCGGGGATCAGACATGCCACAGACGTTTTCCAATAGGGGATTCGACGAACGGCGGATAGCATTGATTAACCGCCTCGACTACGCGGACCGCTACCGCAAGGACTACGAAGAGGTTGCCGAGCGGTGCTACCAGCTTTACGAGTGCTGGCGGGAAGAGGTTGAAGGCAGGGCCAACGTTTTCATCCCTATGACATACCAAGAGATTGACACAGTTCGGGCGAGGCTGGTAAAGAGCTTTTTCGGCCAGAGGCCGTACTGCGATTTCGTGCCCGCGCCTGGGTACCAGGTGACTGACCCGCAGATCATGGCTGAGCGGGACGTAAACGCCAAGCTCGCCGCCGCCTTGGTTGACCAGCAGCTCTACAAGAACCGTATCACGGCGAAGTTCTACCAGTATGTGACCGATTTCATGGTCTATCCTGCTGGGTTCATGAGCGTCGGCTGGCGATACGAAGTCCGAATGATGAAATATAGGCTGCCAATCGAGGTTCCGGTCATCACTCCGTGGGGGCCTGCGGGTTCGCAAGTGATTCTGCAGGACATCGAATCGGAGGAGACGGTCTGGGACGATAATTTCCTCGATAACCTGGATTTCTGGAACGTGTGGGTGGATCCCCGCGGCGAGTCCTGTAACCCCGACACTTGGCGGTTCTGTTTCATCCGTGAGTTCGCGACGAGGTCGAGGATAGAGCAGTACCTTGAGCTGCTAGATTCGACTGGCGCGGGCAAGGTTTTTAAGCCCGACTGGGAGGAAATCGGGCGCAATGCCAGCCAGGACAACCCCGCATCAGACAGGATGGGCTCGGTAGGGCGCAACGCAGCCACTGACGACGGATACGAGACTGAGAAAGACGAGTATGGCGAGCCTCACAAGAGTTCACTGTACCAGCTTTTCCACTACTGGGAGGACAACCAGCACTGCCTGCTGATCGAGAATACGGCTTTGGTGTTCGAGGGCGATAACCCTTACAAGCGGCACAGCAAGAAACCTATACTCGCGCACAGCTATGAGCCAAGAGGCGGCGAGCCTTACGGGCGGAGTGCAGTCGAGCTGCTCGCAGACATGCAGGAAGAGCTGAACACCAACCGCAACCAGCGGATTGACGCCATGTCTTTCGCACTTAATAAGGGATTTCAGGTGCGTAAAGAGGCAGACATCGACGAATCCGAGCTTATAAGCAGGCCCAACATGCTGATTCACGTCGACGCGATAGACCGAGACGTGAAAGAGATCACAATCAAGGACATCAACCCGAGCACGTTCACCGACGAGCAGATCATCAAGACCGACATGGAAAACACGTTGGCAACTCCAGCGGTCATCAGAGGTGCCCAGAGCTCGCGCAAAGAGACGGCGACAGCTGACATGCTGCGTAGCAGCAACGCGTCCCTGCGGTTCGACGTGAAGATAGCGCTGCTTGAGGAGCTTGGTATCAAACGGTTGTTGTATCTTATGGACTGCAACAACCAAGAGTACATAGACCAAGCCAGATTGGTGAAAGTGTTTGGTGTGCATGAGCAGACCTGGAACCTGATACGTCCGGGCCAGCTTATAGGCGAATACGACTACAGACCTAGCGGCTTGACCACCGATCCAGCGGTCAATAAGGAATTGAGGAGACAGCAGCTCTCTGAGATGATGGCATTTGTGCTCAAGGCACAGATACCGTATGCAGATAGATATGAACTGTTCAGAGAGTGGATCAACAGCTTCGACCTGCGCAATACAGACAAGTTCCTGATTCCGAAGGAAATGATAGCTGAACAAGCGATGCAGGATCAGGCTGCGCTCCAGCAGATGCAACAGCTTATGCTGATGATGGGGGGCGCTGGCGGACAAGCATTGCCGCAGGGCGCACCAATGCAGGCGCAACCGCAGCGGATGCCCATGCCGCAAGTAGCACCTATGTGATAGCTAGGGGGTGGAAAAGTGCCAAAGGC